TATCTTGAATGCCCAATCTATCACGACTCGCCCCCAAACATAATCTGCATATACGTTCCATGATTACTTCCCACCAACTCCTCTTTCAACTCATCCAACATCTCCTCATACAATAAAGTAAAAGGGTTTCTACTGTCTTTCTTATTAACCTTGAACACTGACCATCTCTCCTTCTTATCCTCCAACTCTTCTCCACATGCTATCCATACATCGTGATTCCCTTTAATCAAGAAAAAAAACAACTGGTCTCTGTTGAAAACAAGAGCATGACTAATCTTACTATTGCTCTGATGAATATAATGTTCAGTTTCTAACCTGTAATATCTTTCCTCCAGAACTATACCTATGTATTCAACACAATCCTCCCAACACTTACCCACAAATACTGGTTCTTGTTGTATCACTTCATGCTTGTGTTCTTGTGCCTTGCTTACTCCACCTCCAATAAGCCCAATACACAATCCCGATAATAATACATATACCATAAATCGTTTCAGCATTTAGCACACACTCCATTCTCATTTCTATCTTCATTTATCAAATAGCATAGGAGCGAATACACTTATCAATCCAACTATAGTTCCTACTCCCCCAGCATAGACCATTATCTTTGTCGTATTAATTGTTACCTGTTTATCTATTTTTATAATCTTATCTGATAACTCTTTCTCCTTCTCTATTAGCTGTTTGGCATTCTCACTAACCTTCTGTCCTATTCCATTTATTCTCTCCGACATCCTTTCCTCTTTTTGTTTTATCAACTCCATCTCTGTCTTCATTCCCACACCACCGTTACCATACAGCGTACCTTCCACTTTATCAAGAAAGTCTCCTATCCTCTCCTCTGTCTTTTCTCTCCCTGCTTCAGTCTTCTCAATCAAACCAACAACCTTATCGAACTTCTGCGTAACCAATAACTCTATATTACTTACTTCTTTCTTTACTTCATTTATCTCTTCCCTCACCTTATCACATCTAGGATATAATTTTGGTTTATATTTCTCGAACATTAAATTATCCTCAATTCATCAAGTATATCAGTAATAATCCAAACTACTACAATCCAAGCTATTAAAATTATAATTCCTTCTATCATAATATTCTTCTCCTTCACCCTAAGTCTCTACCAGCTAAAGTAGAGAGCAAAGGGTTTCGGAGTACTGTCACCACAACAGAATCAAACAGTTAAGATAAATTATTAACGTATGTACTTCTATCTGCATCAAATTCAGGGGAAGCCCCTCCAAGCGCATAATTCTTACTTTGCCTGTCTCTTAGCTCTCCCACTTTACTTTTATTCCAGTTATTCATTCTGGAATAATATCCTACAATCCTCGTAACGCCCTCACACACAATAGGTTTCCTGTCGTTTGCAATGACCTGTAAGAATTGTTTTGCTCTATCCATGTCAGAAACTTTTTCAACCAACTCAGCAATGGCAACTTCTACAAAAGCACCGTCTACTCCTTCTGCCTTGCTGTAGTCCCTTAATACAAAGACTTCCTTGTCCTCTGGAGTAGCTGTACCAACTATTTCAAGGTCAGTAGAAAACTCAACAGCTTCCATGAACAACTCCAACGCTTTTGTCACACTACACTCTTTAGTTTCCAACATAGTACAGCTCCTTCTTTGTCAAACAATACAACCGTCCCTCATCTGTGTGGTGACTCTATTCTTAAAAGTCTTTATTGGAAATCGTACATTCTGTAATGCCTCTCCATCAACAACCATCTCGCTTACTGTATCCTGTAAGACGTTCTCCCTGTCAAAGAACTCATTAGTATCCTTACATAAAATACAATCATTCAGTATATAAAGACACTCTTTACATTCTTCATAAGGTTTCTCTTTTCCTCGTGCTTTCTTATTAGCTAACCGTTGTCTTTGTAATCTTCCTGTCGGCATGTTTATCCTCCAACCAATGACACCGTTTATATTTTAAACCACTCCCACACCAACAGGGAGTGTTCCTCTTTGCCCCTTTCTTTAACAGCCCTTCTCTTATCCTTCTTTCATTAACCTGCTGAACTTGAAACTCCCTGAACTTAGCTATTGCTTCCTGTTGCTTGTTCATCTTCCTCCTTCAGTGGTGCAAAGTGACCACACTTACCTGTCCATTCATCGAATTTGTAAACAACATATTCCTCCATGCCCTGAAAAGCCTTATATTTAAAGGTATGACATTCATCCTTAGAGGGGCATTCTTCGTTCTTACAGTTTAATACTTCAGCCACTACCTGTCTCCCTGTGTTGAAGCTGCAATATCTCCCACAGCTTTCCTCTTTGCTATTTCGTTCTTACCTTCTTTAATCAATTCAGCTTCTATCTCTTTCCTTTGTTCATCTATCTTACTTTCATCCTCCAAGTCACTTGCTTGCATAGTCTCAAGGATACCTGTTATCTTCTTAATAACATCAGTATCAAATCCCATTATCTCCGACAGGAACACTTCTGGAGGGACAACTTCCTGAGCCCCTAATGCGTTACCGTATACGGCAACCGCTTTAGCTAAAGTCTCCGCCACCTTCGCATCCTCTTCCTTGTTCGGTGATGTAATATCCGGCCATTCTACCTCGTACCCCTTAGTAGGTGTAGGGAGGACTTTGAACTTGATTAATCTATCTATAACAGCTCTGACTATCATGGGCGTACAGAAGTTTGTCTGTCTCTCCCTTACCTTCTTGTTCCAAGCTGATTCGTCCCTATCTCCACCTAGTTCCCCTCTTTCAGCACCAGTAAGAATCCTTTTAGGAATCTCCCTTGCACCTGATATTAACGATAATAGTGTTTCAACATGCTTTGAAGGGTCTGCAACCTGAGGCGCAAGGTTCTGAACCTCCATGCCCTGTAATCGCATGGTTCTATTCATATCATGGATGTAATCATTAATCTCCGTCTCCAACAGTGCCTTAGATTGATTCGGGTCTAGTTCCGCATCCTTATCAAGTATGAATGCAAGACCAGGAAATGCACCCCTCCAGAACATTTCACCAGAACCACCAGCAACCAGATGGAGTCCAGCGATAAGATTGTATACGTTCATCATTCTGGGTGTCCCGAAGATATCATCCTCTATCAGTTCATCGGCTACATGTATAATCCTAGACCAATGTACTATAGTCTCCGTAGTCCCTCCATCGGCATTAGTAACTACCAGATGGTATAACTTAGGGAGACCGTATCGTTCATCATTTATATTATCCTCAAATTTCTTAATCGTTATGTTGTTCTGCTTATACGGTCTGACGTATAAGAGCTTTGTTGCTGTGGTCACCTCCGTCTTTAATTCCCCTCCACCATCAAACCCCAATAACAGTACACCGTATTGACCTATGCCCGACAGCTTATCTATCCTTGTAAGATAATGCCACATCTTACGCTCATTCACCATTGTACTCCATGCCTTTTCAAATTTAGTGTCCTCCCCATCATCAGAATCTATTTCCGATATCGTGGGAGGCTTCTGCCAACATGAATTGACAGGTGCATCTACAACCCTCTTTGCTATATGTTCCCTAGTATAAAATGCCCAGTAGTGGTCGAATGTAAGTTCTACGGGATAACCTAATGCCTTATAAGTATCCCTCGCATCATTCTTGAATGATAACCCTAACCTGTTGGCAATCTCCCTCCTTGATATCTGCTGTTGAAAATTTATTAATAATTGTGTCTTCGTATCCTCCGTCAACCTGTCAAAGATACCGTTACCATTACCATTAGCCACAGCGTTTTGCTTCAGCCTGTTTACAGGTTTCTCCTTCCGCTTAAAGCTTTTCTTCCGTTGTGTTATGTCCCTCTTATCCCTAACCATTTAATAGTCCTCCCCTTCATCGTCACACCATGTATACCCTATCAGCATCCCGCTGTCGTCTACGTCTGGTATATAGCGCATGAATGAATGTATCACTGTTTTGTTCCTCCTTGAAAAAACCATTTCAAAATTTTTGAGAATTTTTGCCTCAGGTGTCTTTCACGCCCTCCCACGGGAGGGTTTACGATTGGCTCCTCCCACGGGAGGGTTCCTCCTTCGGAGGGCTCCTCCATTGTCACAGCCCTCCACCGCCTCGCACATATCCTCTATTATCGGGAGGTGTAATGCCTCTTGTTCTCCCTTACCCTCCTCTATGACCTGTAGGTAATAAGCTCCTGCCCTCCATTGCCCTTCTCCCTCCTTGAGGGTGTGGGAGGGAGGGTCTGCCACCAGAAATTTGCGTCCTCCTTTAGCTCCCTCTTCTTCTCTATCACTATTCTCTATCACTGGGAGGTGTAAAAACTCCTGGTCTCCTTGGCTATTCTCCATTGCTAGGAGGCATATAGCCTCCTGTTCTCTATCAGGTATCTCCATTACCATACCCCAGCCCTCGATTTCTGTGCTATAAGTTTATTTATTCCTCCCGCTGTAGCATCTACACTGTCCTTCTCCTTGCCTACAGGGAAAGACTCATGTTCCAGTATAAAGTCCTTATTCCAATCTCCCTTAAGGAGGAATACATTAGATATCTCCACTTGGTCTGCATAGGGCTCTGCCCTCACTACCTTATCACCTGTTACCTTATCTGCCTTAACCCTCCATCCTGCGAGGTTTCTTATAGTGTTTTCTGCTGATTCCTTACCTCCACTTCCTGGCTCCTGTTCCACCCAGACATGTACTCCTTTACCATCCATCTCAGCAGTTAATCTTATTCTTTTCTCCCTTCTGCCTACACTCCATCTGCCTTTTATCCTATCCGCTACTATAAAACTACCATTCTTCATTCTATGTATTAATACTCCTGCGGTGGCACAGCCTCCGTCCTCCGTCCCTGCCTTATCCCAGTACCTCACTGTCCTTTGTATCTCCTTCGGGTCTACTATATTTATTGTACGGAAGTTTTCTACTTTAAACATACCTCCCCCTCTGGGGGCTGGCCTTTGTTGGAGTTGTCCAGCTACAGCATAGGATTCTGTTATAGTGTTACCAGACTCGTCCACCTCAGCGTTCAGTTCCCTTTTAAGAATACCTAATGCCTGTTTGTTATAGATACCGTCCCAGAGAACCTCTCCGTTGGAGGTGCGTGGGTCTGTGAATAATCGTGTTTTGCATCTTGTTCCTCCTTCAAACTCGGCAGGGAGACAGAGGTGTTCATAATCTAGCTCTTTCTCTAAGATATGCCCCGTCAAATCCTGTTCGTGCAAACGCTGCATCACGATTATTTTGACTCCAGTTCTAGGATTATTTAACCTCGTACTCATTACTTCATCCCACCATAAAAGTACATTATTCCTCTTTAACTCGCTCTCTGCTTGCTTGGTATTGTGAGGGTCATCTACTACTATGTAGTCACCTCCCTCACCGCATGCCAGTGAATCTACGGAAGTAGATAATCTTACTCCTGTGTAATTGTTTTCAAACCTTGTTTTCTGGTTTTGGTCTGATGTTATTTCATATCTATCTCCCCATATAGATTGATACCACTCTGATTGTATTAATCTTCTGCATTTTAATGAATCTCTTGTGGAGAGGTCTTGTGCGTAGGAACTGAATAACCATCTTGAGGTGGGCTCATTAATCCATACCCATGTTGGGAAGAATACACATACAGCTAGAGATTTCATGTGTCTTGGAGGTATATTTATAATAAGGCGTTTTATTTCTCCTGTAGAACAGGCTTGGAGGTGTTCGGAAATTGCATCCAGATGCCACCCTCCTACGAATGGAGTTGAAGGTTCTACTACATGCCATGCTTGCTCGATGTATAATTTTAAAGATACCTCTGCGCCTGCATATCTTAAAAGTTCCTCTGATACTGTACGCTTAATTATCTTTTTCTGTGAGTTGTCTGTTGATGTCAATAATGCGCTCTGCACCTAGTTTCTCCTTCAGGGCTTTTATGTCCACTGTTAATTGTGCCTTCTCAATATTATTATTTACTTTGAAGTTGAATGTATTACCACCATCTCTAATCATACCACGATATTTCATTAAAGCCTCTAGGGCTTTTTGTCTGGAATAAAATCTTACCCTCGTGGTCTTGCCTATGTTTTTCCTCTTGTCACCATGTCCCTCATAATTTTCCTGTACCTCTATCTGTTCTATTGCGGATTGCTGGGCTATGTTTAATTGTGACATCTCCTTCAGGTTATTATCATCATCAAAAAAACCTCTGATATCTACAAAGGCTAATTTTAATTGTTCCGCTAGGATTTGTTCATTGCTAAGATTGACTGTTTCAAATAGGACAGTGAGTTGCCTGTCCACTTCAGCTATGATATGAGGTTTCTTTAGCCATTTACTACCCTCCACGCCTGCTGTCCCTGTTGTGACATCTGGACGTATTGATATATAGGCTTGTCTCGCATTAAAGCTGTTGAGGTATGCTGATATGAAAAGGGCTTCCTCCTTTTCCCTAATCGTAGTCATAGGAAGGGAGCCCCCTCCATGACCATTGTTTGACGGTTTCCTGCGCCTGAAGGATTTTCTTGATTTCTGTCTCTCCATGTCCCAATT